TAACAATAGGTCTATTAAGAAAAGTTTTAACATCTTGCGGAGTGCCGATCTTCATAATTGATACAAGTTCCTCATCAAGAGTAGTACCATCGGTAGTTTGTTTACCTAGTACTGCTCCATCCTCGAGGAAATCTGTAATACCAATCGTCTGATCAGCTCCTTCTTCATTTTCGATGAACGCATTGCGTCCAGCGGTAGCCGCTATTTGATTTGGTGTATCGGAGTTTGTTTCTCCCATTGTTGGTTCTAGTTCAAAATTAGCTGTCTGTTTCTTAACACTACTGATAGACAAATCTAGTAGTGCGCACCGAGTGCTCAGGATATTCGCGGTTAGCGCCCCATCCAAAGCAGTTACATTCGCAGGGCAATTTTTGAATTCGCACTTCGGGTCCGTTAATTTCTCGGTTTTGTTCTTTCCCAAACGATCGTAATCCAAAATGGTGGGTAACGTAAGATAAGGCATCGGTTTGCCTTTGAATCGTATACCCCATTCTCTACCAAACCCACACGTCAATGCCATGAGCGTGTGGTAGTCAAAAATTTCCGGCATGTATTGGAGTCTTTTTGAGGACTCTCCAATGATGGTCCACGCCCATTTCTGGTACACATCTTCATCGTGTAATGACAGTTCCGAAACTGCTACATCGATATTGGTCTTAGATATGTCCAAATAAAGGGCGCCCTTCTGAGTCCAGTAGGGTATCTCTAATATAGTCGCCAAATCAAGCGGAGCCAGGTAACGTGAGAATCTCTCACTATACCTAAAAGTCCGCTTAAGAAATGTCGATTCAGTTAGACTTCTATAAGGTAATAGCACATCACCTTTAGAACTAGCAGTGTATTTTAAGCCCACTGCCTGATACTCTCCTGCCATCGTTAGGTTATTGTAGATGTCTTTTTTAAGGTCGGACACCGCGCCGACCATATCGTCGCCTTGAGCTATAATGGAAACGTGGTTTTTAAAACTTAATAAACTCGCTATGTCACCCCCGTGACACTTGATATACGCGTATCGCGCGTACAAGTGCACAGTAAGGCAATTAAGCAAGGTAGTAAAAAAATTACCCGAGGGGTTAGTACCCTCGACCACGAATACTTGGTCTCCCAATAGCTGATGCGACACACAAACTTCTTCACATAAGACTTCCATAGCAATTCGATCTTCAGTTGCAACGTTAAACATACGCATTATGACTTTAAAAGCCAAACGCATAACGTCAACATGCATCTTCTTATCGAACTTGCTAAAGTCGCCTTCCAAGACGTTCTCTCCGACGCTGGTAATCTGTCGTGCTAACAGATCCCACTCGGCCGAGAACGGATTAATACCCATAGCTATGCCGTTGTATACCCGATTTTTAATTATCCATGTTTCATAACAGTGGAAATATTTCCGGGTTTTAACTAGCAAATCTATGGGCCCCGCAGCAAAACTGCGAGTTGACCTTTCAGCCTTTTCTTTAAGTAATTTTTCGTCTTTCAAAGATATGACGAACACATGGTTTGACCTGATGCCTCTCTTATTCGTATCGAGCTGCTTGTCTAAGAGTTGTTTAAAGGGAATCAAATCAGGTCCGGTGAATGTGTTAATACCGTCTCCCATAAATCGTTGTTTTCCAGGCATACCGGTTTTGTCTAAACAAAAAGGGTATCCCGGACTGGTATTCCGCTCGATCGAGGAACACCATATATCACCATCTCGTCCAAATATAGCCTCGTCCCACGTAAGAAATTCCTGCTCGAATGGTATTGGAGAATTGTTTATCAAGCTAGCATACAAATGATCCGCACACACACTCATAATCTCCATATCGAACTGTGGTTTCTCAAGGAATAAATTCTCAACAGCATCAATGTACGGATTGATATACTCTCCATGGCGGTTGGTATACGGTCGTAACTTTGACGTACACTTAATAGCTGGGCCCCACGCACCATAACATGGTGATTTGCGAATGGAACTGGTAGAGTTAAAACCCACTCCCGTAGGCACCGTATAACTAGGACTTCTTTTAACTACGCCCATAGTTGCCTGCAACTGTTGAGCTTCCGTCCACTCAGTGGGAAATGATTTTTCCATGCCAGCCAATATAGCATGCACGTCAAGGAGAGTAGCAACAGAAAGTCCATCACGCTTGCTATTTCCTGCTACATTAAATCCTATTATCTTCTGGCTCCGTGTTGTGGTATCAACCAAATATACAAGTGTACCACAGTCTCCAAATTGCGCTCCGCCATGGTACAGAATACTACGTTTAATAGACAAACTAACTTCCTTCCCTTTAATGTCTAAAGGCCTGTTCGTTTGTCTAAATGAATATCTACCAGCCCTTTCATTAAAAGTGGCATGGTCAATAGTATTCCATAACATGAAACCCGAAGTACGTGAGCCCATTTCCTTGATAGGAAGAAAAAAGTGAGTAATATCCTTATGATGTACTGTGTTTTGGATGAAACTAACAGCAGTATCCATCGAACGCATAACCATCGATTGGGATATCATCTTCTCCAATGGGCATCTAATTATAGTATGTGGTTCGCTGACAGAGGTAAGTGTTATAGTGGAGCCAGGTTTGGAAGTTTCAATAACTTTCCAACAATCTAAGAAATGGTTAGGATACATCATAAATTTGGACTTAATGAAAGTACCGAAACCGTAGGTGCGTTCTTCGTCAGACAACATATATACGTTTCTGGCAGTGACGCTGCTTTGTATTTCGGTACACATCTTATCCACATCAACGTTGTCAGCTAATTGAGATGCTCCAGTGGGTTGGGTTGCCTGCTCTGCCACTACCTCCGGTCTATGCGCATACCAATGATGAGTTCGGCTATCAATTTGAACAGTACGACCTGAGTCCAAATTGAATAATTTTGTCGCAATAGTAACCCCAAGTTTGATAGCCGCTCCTGCTGCCATACATTGGAAAAAAGCCCGTAAAATAGGATGTTGGTCAAGCCAGGTATCAAACTGCCCAACTAAGTCACCAATATACTTCTTGAAGGACACATACGCCTGCTTACTATTGCGAGAGAGACATTCCCAATACAAGCGACGCTTGGTCGGCCAGGAAAGAGCTGCAAACTCCGCAGAATGCCATTCATCCCAAAAAGAATCCACGGAATAATCTTCATCATCACTATCATTATTTGCAGATGCCCGCGCGCTAACAACAAATCTGACTAAATTGTGGGCATACTCAACTATATCATCATCACCACAAGGGCCCTTGTTGTATGCGCCACAAACAGTATCAAAAAATTTATCTCCCGCACACAGCGCTATAAACCAACCGGGCATACTGGATAATTTGGTAAACGTAATCTGTGCCTGTTCATATTCACCAGATAGCCCCTCTTCTGGCAACTTAAATGTATCTTTAAAAAAATCGTAATCGTCTATGAGATCCAATGGTACATCTCCATCTGGATGGCAGTAGCGCAAATATTCCAAAATGCGCAACACATAACCATACTCAAGAGGGTCCATGGATGTCAAAGTGCGTAGCACACTAATATAATCTCTGGCTCCAATACCTACAGTAGGCTCAATACCTTCCCTCAAGCGACGTTTGGCTATAGCCTCACTCAATGATTTCTTTTCATATGCACAAAACGACACCATTTCGTTTTTGTAAACCATAAACTTTTTCTCCAACATATCAACTACATCATCATACGAATAGGGTCCAGCGTACTCGGAGGGATGCTTGCAACCTTTTGCATCATAAATCTCATACACATTCTTGTCAAAGGCCAAATCTGGATCAACTCGTGAAGTGTCAAGGAGTCGCTTATAATACTCTGTCTCATTAACACTATCTGCAGTACAATACTCCTTTTTTGGTACCACGACGAAATCAAATGCAAAACGACGTACAACAGCATCTGGATAAACCACGATGTCAGTACATGCATTACCTATATCTCCTATATTACTTGTGACCGGGATTACTAGACTAGAAAAACTCATAGACCCTTTATTGGTCAAATCTGCCATGTGCAAAATACTCTGAAAAGTCTGTCCATTACGAATTAAATCCATGAAACAATTTTCTGACTCTATAAGATTCTTCGAAAGAACTCCGAATTCATCAAAAACACAAACAAATTGTCTCCTATAGCCATCCCAAAAACCATGCTCAGGAATGCGTACATAAATAAACGAGTCCAAATCTTCCTCCAAAGCTTTCAATTCGTGAGCATCTACTATACGCGGCAATAAATCAGCCATCAATGGTCTAATCATGGTCGACTTACCACATCCTGTTCCTCCTCGTAACATAAACACAAGCGGTTTCTGGCGATTCCCCTTAATATACAACCCAAGACGTTCATACTCTTGCACTAAAAGATTTAATGATCGTATATAACTGGACATCTTACTAGAAGCCTTAGCCGTCTCACGCTTGCCTGCCATGGAAGATTGTATGTCGCACCCTTTGCGGTGCAAAGCGACAATATCTTCACACGTCCTAATATCTTGGGGTAATTTGCCGCGACGATGTCTATCTATGAGGTCTATGGCACTCTGTATCCAGCCATCAACCAATGGTAAATCAGTAGAAACAATAGATGGCGATGCAACACCGGCCCACTCACAAACCACATGCAATGTTTTCTGGATCATAGAAAGAATAGATTCAGTAAATGAACCCAAATCAGACTTAAACGCTGTATGGCCTTTAATACACCCGCGCACCCTGCTTATGAAATCACCATCATTGCGCACACCCGCTGCCACTGAAAACGCCGTCACTATCAAATCAGTCACAAAATTTACTGGCTCTCCAGCTGTAGGAGTAACTCCTAAACCTGAATCTGAGCACAAAGACTGTGTGATGGCTGTTCCAGCTGCAATGAATGAAAAAACAGTAGCTATAATGGGTGCAGTCAACATCTCATATCCAAATACCATCAACATGCCAGCTAAACTGACTGTGACTGTCACTACTATAATAGGAGCATAATCATTCATACATACATAAGCAATTAAAACCAAGATAACCACAAGCGCTATCTGATTGCTATGTTCTGATAAAAATGCTCGCAATGTCTCAAAAGAACTAGACATAGAAGCCTTGACCCGCCCAATGACGGTATCGGCTGCGAGATTGACACCCTTGACATAAATAGACTTAGCCGCCTCTTCCGGACTAATATCATCATCAACATCCACTTTCTGCATAATAGAAGTGAACTGAGACATAAAGTCTAATACCTCTTGTGGCAGTGTCAAATTGTGGCTCATGCCTATAGTGGGTTCAAGCGATGAAGCTATCTGTTCGAGTTGATCTACTACCTTCCTACCATTCTTACCTCTAGTGAGGGGAACTTCCTGGGGTGGCAATCGAACTGGAATCGGTCTGGACAACTCCGCTTCTAAACGTCGCATGGCTTTAGCTCGATCTGCATAAAAAGTACGTCTAACACTACGAGAAGCGTACATAGCCTTTCCTCCTAACTTTCTGGCGACAAATGGTGGAGATGGTGAATCTCTACCTCCAGTAGGTGACAACAGAGTTTCGCAAATAGGATCAACATCCGGTAAACGCAAAACTGAATAATGAGGATGGCCACACTGTGGCCTAAAGGGGGGGTTATTAAACGGAACCCCCAAAACGTTGTGATCATTTTCATGATCGAGTGTCTTTCCAGAACTGGCAGAGAGAAATAGACTCTGACTATAAGGCGGGAAACTTTCAAATTTACCCATATTGTTGCTATCCGAGTTAGTTTACAAACTTCCGCACTAACGTTGACTCTTTTAACCATGTTATTACTTTTAAAAGAAGTGTGTTACTTTACTTGACTCATTCGTTCAAGTCCCCTTGTCTGCAATGCAGTACAAAGGGTCACTAATTCTACCATGGTGTTCGTGCTTCTAATCTACGGTCTGTATAATTGGGTCGCCTTACACCCCCAATATCCGTGAAGTTATTTTACGTGACTAACGCCTCTCTATGATTGTCGTAATTACGAGAGTATCGACGAATGGAAATGACGCATGTACAGTTTGTCAATATGTACACTACGAGGATTTTCTGATCTCATCAGGAGCATTTTAAATGTGCTCAGCATATATAGACATTCGTTTCTCTAAAACGATAAAAAGAACATTCGCATCCACCGTTTGGTGGAAAAAACTTTTTCAAAATTCTGAGAATAGAACCATAA